AGCACACCTTAAACGTGCGCTTGTTCCAGATTTCAAAGACCTTTGCCTTTTTCTCATAGGTGGTCTTTGCCGTCATTGGGTTTTTGCTGTCTTCATCCGTGTTTTGTGAAGACAGGCCAACATTCTTGAACACATCGCCAAAACGCTCAACACCCTCGTCTTTGGTCATGTAGACCGCACGGGCAACCCACCAGACTTCATCCCATGTCCGGGCTGGGCTGTGTACAAAGTCGCTCCAATAGACGTAATCCACAGGACTGTGGGCAGCGTCAATGCTCTCGCCGCCTTCTTCATTGTTTGACAGTTGCGGTTCTTCAGCTTCCGAAAGCTCGTTCTCAATCTCAGGCTGGCCCACAATGACTGGCTCGTAGCGAATCCAGACCGTGCCGCGACCCGGCAACAACCTGTCCTGCACAGCGTTGACCATTGAACTGTCAAAGTCGTTAAATTGCGTTGTTTCGTACTCGATCACGCGCTCCAACATTGTGGAGGCCAATCGTCCTACTGGGTCTTGATCCATGTACCTACGCGAAACTTCGGGTTTGGCCTGCCGCCCATAGAGTGATGGCATCAGCACTTGGATGTTTGACCACAGGATGTTAAATTTCATCCTTGGCATTTCCACCGCATCGCGCTCATCGCGATAACGCTTGACTATCTTGTGACCGCGCCTCTCCCACTTTTCAAACACCTTAGCAGCGTTCTCAAGCTGGTCGTGCCAATACGGACCGGGGTCATCACCCTCGTAAGCGCCGTTATCTTCGTAAGCCATTAGAAGCCAGCGGCAAAGAAGAATGTTACATCCAGCGTACCGCCTTCAGTTGCGTGTAGGCTAGTTCCTACAGTGGCAGGGAATCGGTGAAAACCTATAGCTGGTGTAATCGTGCCGGACATGACTGTTCCGCCTGAGCCGCCATCTCTAAGCACCAAAGTGCCAGAGCTGGTGTTGTTGACATAGAAGCCAATCAACTGGCATGGACCAGTGCTGACTGCGCCTGTAGCGGTGATGTTTTTGTAAGCACCGACTTCTGCAACTGGTTGGCTCATATTCGCTCCTGCTTGTGTGTAGTCTCAAAGTCCCACATCTCATCAAGGGTGACAGTCTGTAGGGTTTTGCCTTTAGGCGGCGTAAGGTCTTTATTCTCTTGACGGTATGCCACTGCTAACATTCTAAACGCATCTGCTGGATGTGAGCACCAGTCATGCCGAGGATTTTGCCTAAAAGCCTTCTTGTCCTCATCGTACTCTCTTTGGTACTGTCTGAGTGCTTCCAGTCCCTCATCGCAACTAGGGTCAAAATAGCAGTTTGGCAGGATCATCCGCACCGCCTGAATACCATCCTGTATGCCAATGTCAGGCACGATAGCCAGCTTGCTCATGCCGCCAAGATGTGCAGCCAGTTGCTCGACAATCGACTTGCCGCCGGAGGCCAGCGTCTTTGCCCTTGCGTCATGGGGCAGGTAATGCCTCGTGTAGCGGTAGCCCTTGTCCGTGACCACCTGAGCAATCTCCTCAATGCTTGCGCCCGAGACTGCGTAGTAGTCCATGACCCTGATCTCGCCCCTGACCACCTGATAAAACCAGATTGCCGTGTCATCTCGGTAGCCCAAGTCCCAAGCCGTGTAGACCGGCGACTCAGCATCAAAGGGTAAGTCTCTGATCCTGCCATCGTCATCAGCTTGGCGCATTTCTTGACCAAAGTAAGCGCCCAAAATAGCCGCATCAAAGCTGCACTCGTACTCTTGGTCATACTGGTCTTGGCTTAACTGGTCACGCGCAGCCTTAAGCTCTGAGTCTGGCAGGAGCTTAGAAACTGAGGCAGGCAGGCGTGTAAGAAACCAGTCAGGCGTTGATTGGCTGACCTTGTAAATGTCATGGAATTGGTTCTTGCCCTTGGGTGTCCCGCCAAACACCGCCCAGCCCAGCCGGTCTGAAAGGCATGGCCTGACCACATTACCCCAAACGCTAGGCTTAAAGTCGCCATACTCGTCAAGGTAAACCCCATTGAAACCCAGCCCCCGCATAGCATCAGCGTTGTCCGAGCCGAACAGCATGATCTTTGCGCCGTTAACCAGTTCGACCATGAGGTCAGCTTCGTTGGTGCTTTTGGTGATTGGCGCTGCGTAATGCTTGAGGTAATCCCATGCCACTCGTTTAGCTTGAGAGCGAAATGGGGCAATGTAGGCGTACTGGGCCATCTTGTTGCCCTCAGTAATCGCCCGTTTAATAATGTCGTTGATGGCAGCGACTGTCTTGCCTGCCCTTCGGTGAGCCACCAAACAAGCCCACCTGTCCGTTCTGTCATGGAACGGCATGAATACGTCCCGAGGACTGTAAGGTAAAACTACTTCGCGTTTGCCCACTTAACCACCATTTCGATTGGACCCTCATCCGCACCAGTCAGCTCAGTCCTAGCCAGCTTGGGGACATGGTACTCAATCACAGACTGAAACAGCTCAAAAGCCTTGGCAGGGTTCGGCTTAACATCATGGGCTGGATCGCCGTTAGCAACTGCCGCAAGCCATTCGGCTAGTCTGGGTGCATTGTCGTCAACAAACAGTGCTATGGCCTCTCTAGCCTGTGCCGTGACCTTGTTGGGAGTGCCTGCTGCTCTGCCACCGGCTTTTTTCCTACTGTTAACTATTTTAGTTGCCATTAAAAACTTCTTGAGTAGTTAACAGACATTCCCTTTGGCCCAAACTTCGGCCTGTTAACCTGCACACCAAACTTGTTTTCTCCGGTCTGGTAAGACATATCAAAGCCCTCCGGCCTGATGGATTTCTCTTGTGGTGAGTACATCCCCATCAGATTCATTCCGGCACTCAGGCGGTCACTCTCGCCCACTGGCATCTCTACGCCAACGCGACCAGACCCCATTGCCATGCCGTTTGGCAAGTTTTGCAAGTTGTTCAGCTTGGCATTGAATTCCATCTTAGCCAAGGCTTTTGCTATTTCTGAGTAAGTGTCATCCATCTTGCTCTTTCATGTTAATCAGGCCGTTTAGCATACGCCCCTTTGTGCTAAACCACTCTGCGCTGTAGTCGCAATCTTTGTAATGCTCAAAGTCCGGGATGCCCAGCGTGTAGTGAGCAATCTTAGCGTTAGGGTTTTCCTGCTCGTTTACCAGCACGTTCCATTGTTTTGGCAGCTCACCAATCAGCGAGTCAGGCAACCAATTAAACCTGTGCAAGTCCGAGCCGCTATGGTCGTCAATGTAGTCTGGCGTTAACACGTTGTTTCTGGGGTGTTCACAGTTCCACAGGATCAGGCTTGACCAGTTCTTTCTGGGGTAGTCTTCGTTCTTCGCCTCCATAGGCGTGTTAACGTACTTGCGTGGGTGCTTGGTCTTGTACTCATGCTTAACAACCTGCACGGCCTTTGTGGGGTCAAACAGCTTGTTTAAATCGTCAATGTCGCCCAGCATCAGCATATCGCTGGCATCCATAAAGATTGCCCTGCCCTTAAACCCGGTGAAGTACGGGACTAGGAATCTCTGATAGATAAAGGCATTTGTGCCATCTCGCTGCTTTCCGTAGAAAGGCGTGATGGCGACTGGCTCTTTAGTGCGCTCGATCAGGCTTTGACAGAAAACGTGAAAGCCAATAGCTTCCCTTGGGTCGTATCCTGCAAAGATGCGGATCATTTGAGTGTCAGCTTGTAAAGAGTCGAGTCAATCAGGCTGGCAATCTCGTCAATAATATTTTGCAGTTCCGAGTCTTGCGGCAGAGCTTTTCTGTTCTTCTTGACGTAATCGCAAATGCTCTCTAGGTATTTAACCGGGTCTTTGGCATTGTGGAAGTTCTCCGGGAATGTCTTGATCTTCTCGTAGATGCCACTGTAAGCCTCTGCAAAGCTGTCTACCCGTTCAATGATCTCAGGGTAGTACGCACCCAGTGCCATGTGGGTGGCAAATGAGTCTGTGGATAAGTGCATGAAATGCGTGACTGTCCCACTGTGTAGCAGGGTGGAAATGAAGTCAGCAACATCTTTATCTTGAGCCATGATGATTCTCCTATTTTAATTTTAGCATTTAAATTTCTACAGCTCTAGCCTTGGCGCGAATAGCTGCCATCTTTGCCAAAGTCTCCAGTGATGGTCCGTTTTTCGGAATTGCGTCTTCTTCAGCTTCGCGGCGCTTTGTTGCTGCGTAATCAGCACTTTCAATGACCGTAGACTTGGCTACATCTGCCTTGACTTGGGCAAAGTTGTTAAATTGCTTTGGCGCTAATTGACTTCTAACCCAGTTTCGCCAAGTAGCAAACCAGTCCAGCTTAACGCCACCTGAACCGGCTTTAGAAATCCAGTAGTCACGGAATTGCGAGTACACGTTGTGCGCTGTTAGGTCTGGGCGTTCTTTGTTGCAGAAATCAATCCACTCTTGAATGTTTTCAATTTTGTTGGGCAGGCGCGACCCGCGCTGTTTCTTCTCTATTGGTTTTGTGTCTTGTGTTGTGTGTAGTGTGTTATGTGTAGCATTGCATTCGGATTGCGTTAGCAATGCGTTCGCATTTTTTTCTTTGCTCCACCTAACTTTTGCGCTTTCGCTTGCCTTTTGAGATTTGTCGCCGACTTTTAAAATCTCTTTATCAGCCCTGTGATGAATCCAACCGTTGTCAGTACGTTCAAAATACTCTTGCAATACAGTCGCAATGCAATCGGTATGCGAACGCATCCTAATCTGTCTAGCAGACTCATTTATTTCAAGCGGAATTGGGGTTTCATGAAGATAGTACCAATCAAGCAGTCGCCTGTAGGTCAAATCTTCCATTTCGGAAAGGTGTTCCGTGTGACTTTTGTAGTCACCAATGTTGAATTGGTAGTAGTGCATCATTCCACCCCACCAGAAACGTAAACAATTAAATAACGCTCAGTTAACGTGTCTAAAAACAAGCGTTTAGCTTCTTTTTCTGCCAGTTCGTAAGTGTCGTGAACACAAGTAAATCGAATGCTATGACTGCTTCTTCCATGACGCATCACAGCAAATTTGCCGATTAAGTTATTGATTGGTTTTTCTGCCGCAAGCGAATGCTTGGGTTTTTTGAGCGTGAGTGTTGCCACTTTTTAACCTTACTGAAGTCGGTTGTTGATACAAAAGCACTGATGGCAGGACGGTATCAGAATCGTCTTTTCGGGAGCTACCCTAGCCGTGCAAACACATCTTAACTCTAAAAAACAGAGTGCGCTTAATTTATTTCTGGCAGAGGAATGTCAACAGGCCAAACAGATCGCAAAGAATTAACAGTCTTGCTGTGGGCTTTCTGCCACTTTTCCATTCTTTCTTCTTTGCTTAACTTTGATCCTTGGTCGATTTCATAGTGACATCTAAGGCACAAAGCAGCGACCAGATTGTCATCAGCCTTTATGCCCCTGCCCTTGCCACCTCCCCAGTTTGTGTGGGCAGCTTGGACCATCTCACCAGACCCGCAGCATTGGCAGTCCAGACCGGCCACCAGCTTTAACAGCTTCTTGCTTCTAACGTACTTGTGCTTTATCACTGGTGCGCCCTGTCTTGTGTTCTGTTGGTGGCCTCACGGCTACGCCAGATTTCAATATCCAGCCTTGCAGCCTCAAGTTCCCATTTCAGCGTTTCTTCTTTTTCTATTGCCAGTGCCATGCCTTTGATAAGCTGGACGTACTCAGGGTCTGCATAAGCCTCACGCTCTTGTGCGTTTGCAGCCTCGACCTTGAGCTTTAGAGCCTCCTTCATCAGCATGGCTTTTTTAGACTTGCGAAACTCCTCAAGGTAGACCCGCTGGGCCTTGGCCTCTCCGTAGAGTGGCGCTTTGTCCCTGATGGACTGAGCTGCTTCTTCGGGGATCAAGTCTTTTCCTCAATGGTGTAAAACCAATCATCACCGGCTGACCACTTGCGCGAGCCGTCTACAGTCCACAGATTTTTAGCTGCTTTAAAGTCTGGAAACTTAGTCTCGCCGGGGATTAGGCTCTGGTCGTACCACAGGCAGCGGTTGTTGGGCTGGCAAGCAAACTGCCCATCATCTAATTGAATCCAGTTGAACGACTTGTGTTCCTCTGCTTGCTCTGTAAAGCCCGTGTCTACTTCCATACCGTCTGCACAGAAATCCACGGTAAACAAATACTTACCAAAATGCCACAGCTTATCTTTGCCCAAAAACTTAACACCCAAATTGCGTAAACCAATTTTTTCCACAATGGTAAATTTGTAACCCATGCAGTCCCAGAGCTGGAGCGTGTCTATAGGCAAGTCACTTGCACCCTCTTTCCACACATAGGCATGAATGGGCAACTTGTCGTACAGCGCCCCGTAAGCTGGCAGTAAGGACTCAATGCGGAACACTTGACCGCGCAAGGCTTTGAGACTGACCCAGATGGCAGGCTCTAGCTCTCCGTGACCCTTCTCAAAATTGTAGAGAAACTCACGCTTAACAAAACACTTGACTGGCGGCAGTGATGCCACGATATAGCTCATTTAATCTCCTTTAAATTTAATCTCCACAAAAACATGAAATACCTTCCTCATCTGGATTAAACATATCGCTTTGCTCACTGGCGTATTTCGCCATTTGTGCATAACTTGGGCGGTCAGAACGAAAAGTACCACCAATAACTTTTTCTTGAGCTGCCCACCATACTGCGCGTTCAGGCTTTTCAGCAATTAAACTGAGAACCTGTGCTGCCCCTTTAAGGTAGCAAAGATCGCAATTACCGCTTGCTGTTACACCGTTGTGGAATGGCAGACCCAAATCAAAAGGTTGAGTCTTCCAAAATGCTTGGACATCAGCTTGTGCAACTCCGGCGGAGGCCAAAGGTGTTAACTTTATGTCTCGCATCTTTGCTACTCGGCGTTGCTCGTCGGCGCGGATGCCGACCATCGTTTCAAATTCCTCAATGCCAATGCTTTTAAAAAATCGCTCAATCGTCAAGACTTTTAATTCTCCAGTGCAAAACCTAGCCACAGGATTGGGCAAATAGTTGCGCTTTTGAATAAGCGCCTCAAATGGCTCACCGTTGCGGCTAGCGGTGTTGAAGTCCACCATGCGCCAACGATCAGCAGTTTCCCCTGCGGCCTGATATTCAATCCAAACAATCGGCACATTCCAATTGACTGAGCAGTCCTGAACAAATCGCAAAGTGGCTTCATCCTCCTTACCAGTGTTGGCAAAACAGACAATTGCCTCAGACGGCAGGCTCATCTGGTGAGCCTCTAGCACTTTGTAAAGCATATACGCCGAGGTGCGCCCCCCGCTAAAGCTAATGCAAGTTGGCTCAGTAATTTTGAACGGATTCATATTTGTTTGACTCCCACATCAACACCCGAATTAGCTGCATAAACCTTGGTCACATGAGCATCCACTATCTGCGTGTCATCCTGATAAACAATGCCGTTCATCGCATCACAGATTGACTTCGCAACATTGTCCCAGTCTGGTTTCTTTGTTGGTCGCTCCAGACCGCTTAGGCAGGCTTCTGTGCGCTTCTTGGAGTACGACTTAGGCACTGCCAGCTTGATGTAGATATAGACCGCTACAGGGCCTTCTATCGGGGCAAGGTCAATCATTGCAAGATTGGCGTGAAACCTTACCAAGTCTTCATAGCTGGCGGTCTTGGAATCTGTGTAAGTCTGGACAAAGTTGCCTCGCCGTGCAAACTTAGGTCGCCCCTTGCCGTGGGGATCGCCGGGGACTTCAAACGTGACCACGTTGCCTGTTCATTTCATCACGCAAGTTATCAAACGCCGACTGACCACGAATCCGCGCTATGTCGTATGACACCTTGCGCCACCACCCACGGGCTTCGTTTGCCCCCACTTCCCTTGTCTTTTGCCGGTGTCTCCTGATCCATTCCCTCGCCTCGCACTGCAACATATGACTCATTAAAATCCCCTGTTAACTCAAGCGCCTGATTGATGATGTGATCCGGGTAATGCTTGCCGTCTTTAGCCTTGTCCAGAATTTGATTGGCAGTGAAATAATTCATTTGAACCACTCCGGCTGGGTGACTTGTAGCTGGTACAACCTGCCGTTGGGCAGCTTCTTCCAGTGCGTTACCGCAGCCCTAGACACCCCCAACAGCCGCGCTAGATTGGCTTTGCTGCCTGCTTTGCCAATAACAAGCCTTAACGCCGCCTGCTGAGACTCTGTAATTAGATGCAATGTTTTCATGCCTACATTGTCAACTTTTCTAAGCAGTTATGCAATAGCTAAATGCTATGAAAAACAACAGCCCAATAAAAATATATGCTGGAATTGTGTTGACTTTTCTTAACAGTGGCGTAGACTCCATAGCAATCCCACGGCATCGGTGGGTCTTTTTGGAGATAGCATGAACATCACTTTTGACGAAACTATTGACGGCTTTCGCTTCACCGGCCTTGCCGAGCTGGAGCATGGCGAGTCAGCCACCGACACATCCCCTAGCTGGCCTACCATCGTTACAGTCTACGCCCTGCACATTGACGGCAACGGCAAGGACGTAATGGACATTATCGACCCTGCCATCGTGCAGCGCATCGAGAAGTTGCTGGTGGAGGACGTATGAAAAACCTTGCACTTGACCTTTTGCTGGTCATCGCCATCGGCGTTGGCCTTGCCCTTTCCCTTATCACTTGGTGGACAACATGAAAAACATTGCAACAGCTTTGGTTCAGGCTCAGAAAGCCTTTGGACCGGCACTCAAGAGTGCCACAAACCCGCACTTTAAATCACGCTACGCAGACCTTGCCGCCTGTGTAGATGCGGTCATGGGCAGTCTTAATGGCGCAGGCATCGCATTGATCCAGCGCACCAGCGAGGATGCCACAGGCGTTACCGTTGAAACAGTGTTTATCCACGAATCAGGCGAGATGCTGGAGTGCGGCAAGCTCCATGTCCCTGCTGGCAAGCAAGACCCACAGGGTTACGGGTCAGCCTTGACCTACGCTCGTAGGTATTCGCTGATGGCAGCTTGCGGCATTGCCCCAGAAGATGATGACGGTAATGCTGGTAGTCGCCGCACAGAAATCAAAACAGTTGACAGTGAATTGACTGACCACCTTGCCGCCATTGACTCTGCCGCCACAGAGCCGGAGCTTATCAAAGCGTTTAAAGAAGCCTATGCCGCCTGCAACGGTGACACAGCATGGCAAAACATGGTTATCCGGTCTAAAGACTTAATGAAGAAAAAACTAGGCGCAACATGAGCGCAGATACAAAAGACACATTGCAATTAGCTGACAAGCTAGAGAGTTATCACCCTACTAGCGGATATGCAAAGTACTGCCATAAAGCTGCCGCCGAGTTACGCCGCTTGTACGCTTTAAACCTTTGGCAAGATGCTGAATTGCGCCGTTTGCTTTCTGAAATTACAGAGTGGGAAAAAATGACAACCGCATGGTTGGCATCACCAGACATTAAAACAGCCATAACCAAAACCGCCATAGCCAAAACAAAAGGAATAATCTAATGGAACAACGTACACCTGAATGGTTTGCCGCCCGATTGGGCAAAGTGACTGCCAGCAAAGTCAGCGACATTGTGGCTCGAACACAGTCTGGCTACTCTGCCAGCCGAGCCAACTACATGGCATTGTTAATCTGCGAAAGGCTGACCGGCAGCGCCGCCGAGTCCTACAGCAACTCAGCCATGCAACACGGCACTGATACTGAGCCGCTGGCGCTGTCTGCCTACGAAGCCCTGAGAGGCATTCTTGTGCAAGCTGAGGGCTTTGTCTTACACCCAAGCATCGCGCAGTCTGGCGCTTCTCCTGACGGCTTGGTAAGTGACACCGGCCTGATCGAGATCAAGTGTCCCAACACTGCCACCCATTTGGACACATTGTTAGGTAAGAAAATGCCTACAAAGCACCGCGCTCAAGTGCAGTGGCAGATGGCTTGCACCGGCAGGCACTGGTGCGATTTCGTCAGCTTCGATAACCGACTTCCAGAGCGTTTGCAGATGTTTGTTGTGCGCGAGGTTTACGCCCCTGCGTATGTGGCAGGACTGGAGGCCGAGGTCATCAAGTTTCTTGATGAGATGGAAAGTAAATTAACTGAATTGGAAAACCTATGAAATACGACATTAAATTTGCAGCGCGTGAGTACGAAAAACAGGGCGAAAAAAAGACTTATTGGACTACGCACGGCACGGTTTGGGCTGAGAATGGAAAGATGAAGATCAAGCTCGACAGCATCCCCACACCGTTTGATGGATGGTTTCAGTGTTTTGAACAACGCCCAGTTGAATCAAAAGAAGACTATTAATTTTTTGGGGCAGCGCCGTGCTTCTCGCAGTTGCCTAGCGCGTAAGTCCCCTTCTTTTTTAAGGCACATCATGGATTACAAAGACGCACTCAAAAAGATTTTTGCCTTGCCTGAATTCCCACGGGTCAGGACTAGCGACCCCGAAACATCGCATCAGGCAGCAGCGTCCATCACAGACGTAAGCTCACACTACGCGCAAATCTTGGAAGCCTTGACGATTGGCGCAATGGGCAAAGATGGCATCTCGTTTTACACCCGGCTTGACCCTAACCAGATCGCTAGACGCTTGAACGAAATGCAAAAACTTGGCCTGATCCGGTTGACCGGCAAGACTGTCAAGTCCAATGCCGGACGGCAAGAAAGGCAGTGGACAATATGAAATATCTGTCGCCGTTGTTTGAGATGTTTAAATTTCTAACGCCATTGCAGGCTGTTGCCTTGGAGCTAAGAGAGGCTGAATTCGCGCTGCTCCGAGCTGAGACTGGGGTAGAGTACGCGAATGCGCTTGTGTCCTACAACAAGAATAGGGTAAAGCGACTTAAAGCCTACTCAGCCGAGCCAAAGGAGACAGCATGAGGCATTGCCACACAGGACGTATTGACTGCCCCCGCCAGCCGGAATGCAGTGAAGACTGCCACTTTGACAATGCCGGGTTAGAAGTTAGGAAAATAAAAGCGTACCCAGCCGTTCCCGCTGACATTCAACCCGTGCCGGAGCAATGGCACACCGTAGGCAAAATCATGATCTTTGCAGTCTTTGCAATGATTACTGTGTTTTTCAGCCTAATGTTTTTTACTGGGCTTTACATCTGGGGCTTGATTTTATGACTAAAGCAAAAACATTGAAGATGGCAATTAAGGCTGGGTTTGCAGATACGCAAGGTACTGTCCACGCTGCATACCAACTTGAACGATTTGCGGCCCTTGTCCGTGCTGATGAGAACGAGGCGTGTGCAAAGTTGTGTGAGTTGCTACCTCCTGAATGGCCCGACCAAGATGGTATTGCTCAAGCCGAAAAAGCAACCATGATGGATTGCGCCGCCGCCATCCGAATAAGGGGACAAGCATGAAAGAAGCACTGAAGCTGGCGCAGGAGGCGTTGGAAGGCGTTCTAGATGATTCTTCAAAAGTGATGGATGCGTCTATTTCGGGCGGCTTGTACGAAGTGGTTCAGTGCCGCGAAGCCATCACCGCCATCAAGGAAGCCTTGGCACAGCCAGAGCAGGAGCCGGTGGCTTGGCAATTAACTTTCCGGGATGAGTACGACAATCCTAGACGGGAGGTTTTGTATTCAAAGAAGCATCTGGATTCTCACGTTGAGCACAACACAAACGTGCGGGGTTTAATCTGCGTGGTTACACCACTCTACACATCACCACCAAAGCGCCAGCCGCTGACGGATGGGGAGATTTGGCAACTCGTGAACGACTGTAGCTTTAACAGGGACTTGCACGCAGACAAGTTTGCCCGAGCCATCGAAGCCGCCCACGGCATAGGAGAGAAGACATGACAAACAAAAACCCAATAACCCAAAGCATTGACTGGCTAGTCGAATGTGGCTGGAGCAAAGAGCAATCAACCAACCTGGTTAGTGCAATCAAAGCAGACACGCCTGAGCAACTGTGGAAGATTGCACCTCTTTGGCTAGAGCACTGCGGCGAATCTATGAAGTACGTCAACGACATGCTTGGCAGTGTTGCAATGGGTTTAATCAACGTGACCCAAGGGGAAGATGGTGAGTGGATGTTTGCATTGAATGACGCAGGCATGGGTGTTGGCAAACAATTAAACGAGGAGAAAAACGCTTGAATTGCCCAATTTGCAACGCATGGAGCACAATAAATGACAGCCGCAACAAAAAAACGCACGTTACCCGCCGCCGTGAATGTGCAAACGGACACACGTTCACAACCAACGAACGTGTTGACCCAAAGCGAATTAAGAGCTTGGTGGCCCTTCACCAGACTAGACCCAAGCCGGATACCAAAACCCGTTTATGAGGAGTGCCTATTTTGACTTTTAGCACTTGGAATCATGAGAATCTAGTCAAGTTTGCAGAAGAAGCCACCAACAAGATGGTTCAGCAAAGTGACCGAATCCAGCAGCTTCAATGCGACCTCAAAGACGCAATAGAAGCCTACCGCGCACTGCTACGCAAGAGTGCTTAGATGGGTGGCCTGCTGAGTCACCACAGCGACCCGGCGACCCCAGCCTTTACCAAACGTATCCCACGTTGGCAGCGCCATGAGAAAGGCCAGTCTCTCAGCGTTGTAGTCAGCGACTAGCTTGCTGCTGTCTACAGTCGTTGCCTTTAGCAAGGTCTGTGCGCCAATAGCGCCATCTTGCGTAACGCCCAAAACCTTTTGCAGCATCTTGGCAGCTCTGCCGGGTCCAGAGTTTACGCAACAGTCAAACACAGCTAAGTCAACGCCAGACGGCAGATCATCGCCGTGTATCTTGTCCCAATATTTGGCTTTGTACATGGGCGCTACGATAGCCGGGGTAAGCTCCCGCATCTCTTTTTCGTCTACCGGATGACCTACCCACTCCTCCCAAACACGCTGGGTAACTCCAAGCATAGTCATTCCGCCGGGATCAGACTTCAAATTTACAAAGCCGCCTTCATGTTTAAGCAAAGCAACCATTGCGGGAAGTAGATTTTCTTTCACTTTTTATTCCGAGCTGAGATGGCCTTGGCTGTTTGTCTGGCATCAGCCTTGGACGATGCGCCCCATGCTTTTAGCGACAACAGCAGTCTTGTAGGCTCGCCGTTCTTTTGCTCTGGACCCGGCATATTGCCCATCCGAGCCAGAAAACTAGCGCGTCTAGGATTGTCCCCAGACTTGACCGGAGCTTTTAACGTGCCGCCAGTCTCTTTTGCGTAAGACTCCCGACCAGCAGCGTTTAAACCGCCCTTGGCGTTTTGCCCTTCTTTACGCTGCCATTCGGGTGTTTTCATTTCTTAGACTTTTCGGGTTTGGCGGTCTTGGCAGACTGCTTAAAAGCCAAGTTTGTCGGTGCGCCCTTAGCTCCCGGCTCCCTCATCTTTTCGCCAGACCCGGCTTTGATGCGTTCACGTTTGGCATGGATTGCGGCGTATAGACCATCTAGTTTCATTTTTTGCCTTGCATTGCTATGGTTTTGTCTTGGGACGATTTACTTGAGCCAAAATAATACGATAAAACTTGCTGTGCCGCAGCCGTAGCATAACCTAAAGCAAAAATCACTAATTGCTGCTGGTCCGATTTTACTTCCATGAACAACAAAAATGCAATAAACAGAAACGTCATCGTCACTGTCCCCAACGCCAGAATCGGCACAACCAATTGGGACAAGCGACTAGCACCAGCCGCAGCCATGCCAACCTCACGCTGACGGGCGCTGTCGCGGTCAGCCGCATCAATTTTGGCAAACTCCAGCTCTAAATCAGCCAGCTTCTGTGCGGCTTGGGGATCACCGGCAATGGCTTCTGCCACCGCCTGCACAGATTCCTCAACCCCGAATTTACTTGCCAGCATCGAGATAGCCGCGCCGCCAAGTGGACCGGCAACAGCGGTAGCCAGCATAGGAGCTGCGCCTTTGAGTAGCGAAAGAAGTGTGTCCATGTCAGTTTCCTTTAAGATCAAAACTTAGATTAGCATGGCGAGGGTACTGCACAATGCGCTCACCCTCTGGGCATTTGTATTTGATGGTTGCCAGCAAGGTTGCCTTGCCGGGTGCAATCTTTTCTTTTCTCACCATCGTCAACTGGTAGGTAAACGTGTCAATCTCTGGCCATGCTGGGCCGCTAAACTTGCTTGCCGTGGTAGTCACTTCATGCAGCATACCGGCTGCGTCTCTGATGCTTGGGGTAAAGCCCTCCACTGAGCAGTCATCACGCTTCTTTATTCTTGCAACCGTAACAGTAATGGGTTGCCCAGCTTCCGCAACAATCTTGAAATGCTCTGGTGTCCACTGAATAATCGCCCTGTCAAACCACCCGATTTTGTCGGCAAGCGTGTAGCTGCCGCCTAACGCCGCAATACTAGCGGCAACTGCACCAATGGCTTTAGTCAGGTCAAAGCTCATCGTTGAAAGCTACACCGGCCTTGGCATTGGGCTATGGCTTCATAGACAAAGTATCCAACAGTCCCAACCAGCGCAAGCGCAACGATGCTGAACAGCACAATCTCAATTACCTCATCCACTTCAGCTTTCTTGCGCTTTGCAGCTTCACGCTCACGGCGTTCTTCTTGAATCTGGGCGCTGGAAATCTTGGCTGTACGGGCTACGATCTTTTGCCAAACGTCCATTTTGTTGGACTGGAAGAACAGCATCTTTACTTCTTCTTCAAACGCCCGGGCTTGTTCAATGGCAAGCTCTAACTCCAGCGCCTGACCCATTGCGCTACCCTTAAAACCGCCAGCTTTGACTACTTTAATTGCTTCAGCTTTAGCGCCGAAAAACTGACCCAAACAAGGGCCAAGGCTCTCAAGATTCTGCACGGTTTTCACCGTGGTCTTCACTAGCTTGATCGCCGTGTTTACAGCAGCTAGGGCGGTAAACGGGTCTAGCATTTCAGCGCTCCCGGAGGTGTTCCAAAGCTGCGGCTATTGCCACTACAACGCCCATGATCCACAGCAGAGGCTTTGCCAGCTTGCCCAGCAATTCCAGCGCAGCAAACGCGCCTTGGGCTGAGTCAAACGCCTTGACCACGGCAGCGGTATTGCCTGCGATGACATCGACCTTGCCCTCAACAGCCACCAGCCTGTCGTAGATTTCTCGGTGCGTTACATCGTTCATGCCAACTGCGCTTCAGTTGGTCGTGCCAGCGTTAGGTGTTCCCACTTTGCGATGTAATCGCCCTTGCCGTCAGAGTCGTTTTGTAAAAATATTCCATTCAACAAAAAATTAACATTTTCAAGAATGGGATAAATAAAAATAATTTTTTCGTAAAGTTGCATTACGTATTCCTTATTAAATTACCGCAAAAATAAGCACTATTACTGCCAGTTGGTATTGAAATTCCTGTTGCGCCCGGCCCATAACCATATACCCACAATTCAACATAATCAGAAGAACCATTCATTTCAATAATAGTAGCGCCCGAAAAATTTATAAATGAATTTGTTGAAAAACTTGCGCTCGGATTCATATCCACAATTCTTGGATTATACGTAGTGTTATTTTTACGAATTTCAAGAACAAATTGTATTACTGCGGCTGGCCCCGTAATTCCACATCCACAATTAAACGCATAGTATCCAGCAACGGTAGGCGTAAATCTATAATTTGTAGTCGAGTCAAAGTTTGAATTTGTATCAAAATTTTCTGCGTTTAAAGAAACTTTTGTAAATGTATTATTTGTTAAGGATTGAGATGAGCTGTTATAAGCACTGAATGCTGGCCCATTCCCCGTTACACCAGCAGCAAGCATGGCTGATGTAACAACACCAGAAGCAATTGTGGTGGCGTTCCCAACTGAAGTTACATTTCCAGTTAAATTGGCGTTTGTAGTGACGTTGCTGGCCGTGAATGCCGTAGCTGTACCCGTGATGTTTGTGCCAACCAATGCACTTGGCGTACCCAGCGCCGGAGTAGTCAAAGTTGGTGACGTTGCTAGCACATTGTTGCCAGTGCCAGTGTTGGTCACGCTGACCAGACCTTTAGACGCATCTGTTGCCACTGCGCTGGATGCCGTCAAACTAGAGAAAATAGGCTGTGCGCTATAAGTCGCCACACCACCCACAGCAAGAGTGCTTTGCAGGGTCACAGCACCAGCTACGTTAGCCGTAGTGCCGACAAACAGAGCTTTGGCTACACCAGCTCCACCCGCCGTAATAATTGCCCCAGTGGTCGTGCTAGATGAGTCTGTAGTCCCTGCAACAGTCGCCGTAGTCCCCACATAAACAGCCTTGGCAATACCAAGACCGCCAGCAGTGAAGATTGAACCTGTAGAGCCGCTGGTAGTGTCCGTAACCAGAGCCGAGCTAAGACCAGCAACAAACGGAATCCGTGCCGTTGTAGCCGTCTGCCCGTCCTTGGTGATGGCAGTGCTAAGACCAGTCCCCAAGTCTGCCGTCAGAGCATTGAAAGCCGTGCTAGAGATGACCGTGCCGGTGACTACCGGCTGGCCTGCTGTGTTTATGACAAATGTGCCGGAGCCGTTGTAACTCATTTTTGACCTTTCAAGGCATCAACCAAAGCGTTGTATTTTGTGGATTCTTCCACTTGTTTAGTTATTTCCCGAGACTTAGCAATGTCTGCCGCCGCTTTTGCCAAAGGCACACGCATCGTAGCCAGTTTATCCAAGCCTCTAAGAACCACGCTGCCGGTGTTGGAATAGTTAACAGTCCCAGCCGGTTTGACCAGCGCATCTTTGACCGTTTCACGCAAATCAACCAAAGTGTCACGCCCTGTTTTGCCAAACATATAAGCCAATTTGTCATCACGGTCTAACGTGTCAATTGCTGTCTTTAACTTTGCAAACGACAAATCGCCACTTGCGTTTTTGGTCATCTGGTCTTTTAAATATTGGATCGTTTGTCCCTGCAATTCAGCGTAAGCCTGCTGGCCTTGTGGACCGCCTTTTTTCAGCAACTGCGTAACAGTCCTCATTTCTTCTAAGCTGCCGTCTAAGACAACGTGAGAAAAAACATCGTCCAACGCCACAGCCCGGTCAGCATAGCCGCCTCTTGTGCCTAGCAGTTTAGCCACGCGGTAGGTGTTTTCAAATTGGTTGCCCAGCTCTTTGCGCTGCGATCTAGCGGCACGATACAAATCACCGCCAGCACCCTCCGTCATGTCATTGATAACGCCTTTGACCTGCCCCATAAACATACCAGACGGATCACCTTTTTTACCAAGCTGCCCTGCCGCCTTGTAAAGATTTTCAACGTCATCAATGGTGACTTGACCATTTCGTGCCGTTTTTAAGGCATCCAGCTTTGCTTTGATTGAGTTAATTTCTGGAACGGATATGGCTTCTGGCGCATTTTCAACAAGCCACTGATCCAATTTCCCAGTGTCAATTACTTGCTTTGTTTCACCAGCATCCCTAGCGGCCTGATAAGCGTTGTCTACTTTAAGTTTTTTGGCATCAAATTGCTTAACAAGTTCAGTGTCAACCAATGAGCCAACTTTTCTATACGCAGTTGGATCAGCATACACAGCGCCGGTTTCATCGGACAATTGCTCAAAACGCCTAACAATAGATTGCTGCTGGCCTTTTTTAAACTCTATCAGTCCTTTTGCCAATTCTGGGTTTTCTTTAGGCAAATCAGATTCGCGCTTCATAAGCGCAAAATCTTGCAACTGCTCACCCTTAGTTAGCGGAATCCCTTGCGCTTGTGCGCGTTCTGCCCGTAACAACGCTTCATTGGTATTTGCTGCGCCCATACCGGGCATTTGTGCTTCAGGCGGTCTGAGCAATGCAGCCATTTTTTGAGCAGTCTGACTCTGAACCACTGGCTTAATCATGCCTGCGGTTTGAGAGATTGCTGGTCCTGCAAGCGTTGATAGCCCTGTACCGGCGCTTGACAATGGCGTAGGAGGAATAGACCCCAATACCTTCGCCATAGCGTCCACAATTTCTGGGCCAGTCTCTGTCCTTGGCTGGTAAAACTGCGCCTCAACACTTTTTGCGGCAGCTTGCCCAACCTCTTTGCCTTGTGGTGTTCCCTGACCGCCGTATGCCTCACCAAACATTTTGGCAAGGGGTGACGCTATAGCGCGACCCAAACCGCCAGCAATGATTGCCGGTGTTTCAATTGCGCCCATGATGCGATCTTGCATTGATACAGGCTTGCGAGGCAATGTAATCGCTCCCTCGCCACCGGGTATCTTTGTTTCTGCGCCCATCCCAATTTGCTGATAAAACTTATCTTTAGGAATGTCAGAATAAAATTTCTGATGCAAGGCATCCGCCAACTGAATGTCCGGCACATCGTTGTACTGTTCATTCTGCGAACGGAACTCAGCAAGTGTTGCCATTATCGTCTTCCCAATCCAAGAGGATCATTTGCAGACATTGCGCCGCCATACTTGTCAATGTAAGCCTTGCCTTGCGCTCCTGTTGACAATCTCAAGCCTTCAATAGCCCTGTTTCGTGCTTCTGCCTTTTGCTTGATAACGCCCTCACCCTCGCCAATCAACGGGAAATATTCCTTGATTGTGTTGGCAATCTCACTGCCGCCAAACGCAGCGCCAGAAGTTTTACGCAGCCAAGCCGTAGCAAAAGCAATTTGCGCTTGCCCTAATTTTTGCTGATTTTGGTCAGGACCGAACAAGGAGGTTGGATCAGTTCTCGCAACTGACTCAATTATGTTTGCAGTTTGCTCACCCACTCCAAAGGGAACTAATTTCACAATGGATTGCAACACGCTTGGAACAACAGCATTTTTAACTGTTCCCTGTTTCTCAAGTTGCGTAATGACGTTTTGCGCTTGATTCATTGCGCCACCAAATAGAGCCGCATTACTTTGCGTTTCGGTCATCCCTTTAAATTCTTCTAATTGCCGCGCTTTCTCTAAATCTTGACGCGCTCTTGGCGACAACGAAACCGGAGCATTAACACTTGCTGGACCAGCCGCAGGCGCAGTAGGCGCAGTAGGCGCAGCTAATGCCGCGGATAAACGTGCGTTAGTTGAAACAGGCTGGGCGTTAACTGACGGGATAGTTGGTGCGCCCGGAATAACCGGAGCATTCGCAGGTAAACGCGCTCCACCACCCGCTGACAGACCCGTATCAAAATACAGTTGCTGTGCACTAATCCCAAGTCGTGCCGCATCATTTTCCAACCCTGCCCTTTGATTGGCTGACAATTGCGTAAACGCACGATCTGATAATTCCCGGGCTTGCTTATCGCCGGGAGTCAAAGTTTTTACCAATGGTTGTGGCGTAGGCTCAAATCCAGTAACCGGGACTTGTGTGCCGCCAATGTCAACATACGATGCTTTTGGTCCTTGCTTACCGGCCTCCACTGCTGTGCCTAATGGGTCGCGTGAATTCATATTCATCAACACAGTTTTAGTCCCACCACCCTCAGTTTTTATCTCCTTAACTTCCCATTTCGCCTCTTTCGGCACATTTTGAGTCAAGAACTGAGCCATGTATTGCTGCTGACCCATTGGCGTTCTCATTGAGCCAAAACCTTCTGGCGTGAGCTGACCCGCAAGTCTTGCCGCCTGCGCTGGTGCGCCCGGTGTTATGCCAAAATTACCGGCTCCGGGTTGACCCGGCTGGATGATCTCGCCCATCTCATTACGCTCTGGCTGCATGGTCATGCGAGCGTTGTCAGCCAACTCACCAGCGCCGACATTTGGCGTGTAAGTTGGTGCACCTGCTGGCACGGCAGCTTGTCCCGGCGCTGTTAAAGCCTTCATCAATGATTGGAAGTCTGCGCCCGTATCGGCAGCGTATCGCTTGCTAAGTGCCTCTTGCTGACCCAACGCTTGGTTTTGCATCAACCCAGAGGTGTAACCTTGCAGCATCTTTGCCAGTCCAGCGTAAGGGCTAACCCGTACACCCGCTTGCGTAGGCAGCTCCATTGGCTGCATGGCTTGCTGATTTAAAGCTTCTGCCATGCGTAGCCGCCGCGCAATCGCGTCTGACTCTGCCGTGTACGGGTTAAGATTTATTTCAGCCATTCAACCTCCCGTAATCCACCATCATGTAACCGCTTGAGTGCCTGCCAATTGCTTCAGGCATTACTTTCTCGACTTCTTGAGCCATTACGCCGACTTCACGCCTGCCCATAATGTCGTACTCATAAATGCCGATGCCAAGTTTATGAGTGCCGATGCGCTCAATGTTTGACTTTAACCGGCGGTCAGAAAACGCCATTGCAGCTGGAGCCGCCTTAGATAAACCGTAAGCCTGTAAACCTGCCCCGCCTAAACCAAACAAGCCGGATGTGGCGGCATTAGCCGATCCAATCTGCTGGTTGTAAATATTTTGGTCAAACGCGCCTTGCTGTGCCGTTGCTTGTGCAATGGGTGCTGCCGCTACGTTTTGGCCTTGATAGGCTTGGTATTGCGGGTTTTGTATCTGTGAGCCACTCATCAGTGCTGCAATTTCATTTAAAGGCATCTGGCGCTGCTGGATGGCCTGTGACAGAGCTTGCTGCTGGGCTGTATTGCCAAACTGTCCACCTTGCAATGCTTGATTAAAGCCCTGTGCGTTTGCGCCTGTGTCAAGCGTGATGCCCTGCAAAGCTGCCTGTGTCCGAGCGTCATTCTCTTGCTGGCCCAGCAAATTGATGGCATTGTCGTAAGCCTCTGAGCCGGGGCGCAAGCCTTGATTGACTAACTGGGTTTCAGTGCTGACACGGTTTCTAGCCATTGATGGCTCAAGCCGGGACATGATCGCCTGCATTCCAGTTGTACCTGCGTTAACCGGCATCTTGGCAATCTGGCTGGTATCGAGTGCTGTTTGCACTTGTGGACCGCCAAAGGCAAATGGCGTACCCATCACATTTTGAGCCGTCTGCACACCTTGTTGGCCTAAGTTAGCCAAGCTGGTCTGAACCCTTTGCTGTGCGTTTAACGTTTCTTGCGCTTGGGGTGTAAGCGATTGCGTGACTGTTGGCTGACCACTAGCGTCATAGCTCACCAACTGATTGCCGTAAGGAGAAATGATATTAGGGTTAGAAAGTTT